TATACTTTTACTGTTTTTTGCCATTTCTGAGTCCATCTTGTTAAGACCCGTAGCGGCTTTATTTAGTTCGACTTGCAAACTCCTTACAATTTGGGTTTGGTCATCATACTCTTTTTGTGCCTTTGCTACCTCTGCCGAATCGGCCCCAAACGCCGCCTTTGTCGCGTCTAATTTATCCTTTAGTGTAACAAGTGCGCTATTTTGCTTGTCGTATTGTGTTGTCAGCGTTGAAATTCTGCCTTTTTGAGAATCTATTTCTTTTCCTAACACTTTATTTTGAGCTGTGAGAGACACTGTTGATTTGTCATTTTTGTCAAATTGAGAAACTGCCAGCTTCATTTCAGAAGTTAATAGTTTAAATTCATTGTTAATATTTTCTATTGCCTGCTTAAACTCAACTTCTCCTGTAATCGCTACGCGTGGGCCTATAGTAGATTCATTTGCCATGTGTTCCCCTCCTTTCAGGCATAATAAAAGCACCCAAACGGGTGCTTGAAGGTTTAATTTTAGGTTGTTTGTTCTCTTATTTTATTTCTTTGACGAATTTTGTTATCTCCACAGTATTACTTCCGTCATTAATTTTGTACTTAGAGTCTAAGATTAAATTATGAGGCTTTCCGTCCTGCAAGATATCAAATAGTTGTTTACCGTCGGGAGTGTCTTTCTTTACATAGCCATAAGTTTCCGCAGAATCACCACTTTTGATGTCTATAAATTCTACGGACCAATATGAATCTACCAAATTGGTATAATCATAATTATAATAATCGGAAAGCTTTGCAGTTAAGGCCATTCTCGTATCAGTCTTTGGCCTAGACGCCCGGTATGCAGACCATGTCATCGGATTTGCTGGAACTGGGTCTACGACTGCCGGAGCAGAAACAGGATTTGGTGAACCCTTTGCGAGGCTCGCTTGTACCCTGTTTATGGCTGAACTGTCCCCCATAAACCAACCGATGGTAAAAACCAGCACTAATGCAACCCCAAATGCGGCGATTGTCTTTTTGGTCATTTCAAACCCCACCCCTTTATGCCTTTTTTAAAACTGCACACATTATATCACAGGGTAAGATGTTTAAAATATTTTTATAGGCCAGCATCATCAAGCGCTACTGCTTGTTTTTTGTATTCTTTGTTTGCTTTGTAAATTAATAAATCTATATAGTACATTATATCCATCTCATCAATATCATTAAGTGCCCAGCCGGCGTCCAGCAAATCCAAATACATCTCTTTTATCCAATCGGATAAGGTTAATTTTTCTCCTGCGTTACTCGACGGGGGGAAATGTTTCTAGTTTGCTTGTTACACCATTTATTACCTTTCCTACAGTGCCTGTCAAGGTTGGGAACAACACTTCCGCATCAAGTCCATCATACAAATCATCTCTTGTGAATTTATGTTTATAAACTTCACACGCGAAATCTACAAGTATATCCAACAGTTCAGGTGTCGGTTCGGGATTGCTAGTAATCTCCTGCCTTACTTCTAATGCTCTTCTTGTAAGCCGTGATTTTATTTTATTGGTTACAAAGGTTTTTTCTTCAACTATGTCTTCTCCATCTTTATCTTGGCCGGTTACAAATTCAAGTTTCAATTCCATTAATAATTCCTCCTAAAATTTTAAAATGAAAAGAGGGTGTTTCCACCCTCTAACTAATTAAACTGTTCCCGGAACCGTCGCTAAGAAATCAGCCACAGGGGTCGTACCAGAATCTTCATCGGCAACGGTCTTCCAGTCGCCCGCCTTATTTGCAATCGCCGTTCCTGTAGTCTTTGGTGTCTGAAACGTAACCTTGTCTTCCTGCGATTTGGCTTCCTCAGGAATTTCCTCAAACTTCGCTTTCATTAGCCATACACAGCGGCTCTTTCCGTTATTCTTTGTGCGTTCATATCCGAGCGCCATATAAGGTGCCTTATCATTCGCATTGTAAATCATGACACCCGTGAGCACATCGAGAGTATGCCCAAAAAAATCAGCTTGCACTTCAAGTGGCATGTCTTGCGTTTCAAAGTCCAGGGCAATATCACCCAATGTGGTACATACCTCCACAACTCCGTTGTCTGCGTAAAGTTTTGCAGTGTCGGACTTGGGCGCCACTTTTATGTTGATTAGTGGCGGGGCCGTCTTGACAGCTCCATAAGTTTCTAGCGCCTCATCGGTCATGATTGCGTATACTAATTTCTTGACGCCTATTGAGGCACTGTTTACAATTTCTCCTGCCATATTGTTTTACCTCCTATAAATTTAATTTTTGTATCTCTTCTTCAATAACCTGGTCCATCTTTTCAACGACTTGTCCTTTGGTCGCGTTTACTGCCGGCCGGACGAAGGGTCTCTTTTTTTGTTGTGATGATCCGCTCTCCAAAACTCTGGCCTTTAATTGGTTAGCGACTCCATCGGTCCCATACCCATCAAACCCGACCTTTGCATTCCAGTTTCCATCACCATCGCATTCGATTGGTGTAATACCAAAAGAAGCAACCAGATCCCCAGTTGCTTCCTTGGACAAAACCCCCTCAAGATTGCTTTTAATCTGATCGGCTACAATTTTCGCGCCTTCATAAATTGCTTTTTTTGCTATCTCTTCAGAACCGGCTTCAAGTTGCGAAAGTTTAAGGGCATATTCATCCCCTGCCATCATGGTCATGCGAGCCAAATTGACCACACCCATTCATGATGTATTTTTTTGGTGTCAGGTTCGTACTGGATTGACTCAAGTCTGAACGCTATCCCCGCATCGTTTAAAGCGTCCTGTATTTTCTTACAATTTGGGTCATTATCGGTTAGGGTAAAATAGTCAATGGTTCCGGTAATGGCCTGTGCTTGCATCCTACTATTTGCCCATACTGCGTCCTGTTGTCCATCTTCGCTCCACACAATATAGGGGCAGACCATTCCTGTACCATCGAACTTCCGGACGTTGCTCGTGACAGTGAGAAGGGCAGCCTTTAAATCAGTTAGTACCATAAGGCTCACCAATCCTCTCAAGTGTCAGGTCCATAACAGGGGGTTCAACATCTTCCGGATATTGTATTTGCTTTATCTCATACTGGCTCCCGCCGTTTAGTGTCGCCACTAAAATATCAGTATCTTTATCAGACAACCCTCTAACCTCGGGACACCGGATCACAAAGTCAACTTTGATGTTCTTTTGAAGTGCTGCATAATACCTTCCTAAACCAACTGTGCGTTCGTGATATCGCAGGGTTTGCTGAAACACTAGCCCTTCTTTTGGCATATCGCCAGGAAGAGCGACATCGCCTACTTTGTAGATATTTGCTATTCCATCATTAAACGATTGGGTTTGCTTCAACATAGGATTCAACCTCCTTACTTATTTGCAAGGAGAGAAGTTCATGCAGATAATTTGTCTGGAATTCATCAAGTGCATTGGAGCGAACATATCTGCAGTAATCAAGCAGGAGCTCTCGCGGCTTATCCTCTGCCGCATAGTCCAGTTCCGATCCTGCTAAACCGTCAATGTATTTGATACCCCGATCAATAATGCCGGAGAGTTTTATATCTCCGGCTTCATCAATCCACGTAATATCCAGATAGTTGCGAATGGCCTCTAGCAGTTCAGGTGTCATTTCCTCACCTTCTTCTTGATTTCCTCCACAAGAACACCGGCGGGAGTGCCGTTAATCTCGGTGAATCTCCCGTCTGTGATTTCTAATTCTTGATTTTTTCTGCGAAGGACTAATGTGTCTTTATCTCGGTACCTTTTTAGCACCTTCACTTTTAACATTAGGCTACCGGAGTGTCAGCAATATTGCTTACATATACCTGTAGAATAGTTGGAACCAATGCGGAAATATCTGCGTAAACAAATGCTGTATTGTCTAAGGGCATGCCCTGGCCGTAGAGCTTAATTAGATAAACACGCTCATCCTCAAGGAATTTGTACTCATCGGAGAATTCAATCTTGCCGCTTTTAGCGGTGCCGATTCCCATGAAATAACGCTTAACAAGCCCGAATATGGCCTTGCCTGCAGGAACTTCTGTGGACTGAATGACCGTAGTCGGGAACGGAAACACATCGTTTTTATAGGTGCCATCTGCGCTTCTTACGGTGGTTGCGGGGAATATCTTAGTCAAATAATCCTGCGGATTGACGATCATAATCACGCCGTTAACCACACGCGCATTCCCGTTAGCGTCCACGGCCATACCGCCGATTAAAGTACCGTAGGAAATAGGATCCAACGATACAACCGGAACTGTAGCCTTTAATGGGTATACTCCACCGGTGACAACAACACCGTCTTGAACCTGACGATTCATTCCAATAGGCATATTAAGGCCGGTACCATTAATAATCGCTGACTCCAAGCCAAACGCCATAGCCTCAGCCAAGATGGCCCTGACGTAGCGGTCCAACCATGCTGGACCCAAGTCCAGCATGGACTTAGCAACCGGCAGGAATGCAGATAGCTTCATCAGGGTCAAGGGGATTTTCTTAAATCCTGATGTCAGCTCGGTTACTATTGCGGCGGTTAAAACTCCCCAGGTGGCAAGTTGCTTGGTGTTGGTGTTTACGATGTACTCAATCAATCCGCTCGTGTTTTGGAAGTTGATCACGTTTAAAAGGGGATGATTCACAACAAGTTCGTCAAACACGGCATCGATTGTGGTGATCGGCAGCACAGGCGTAAGGTCAGCAAGCGCCTGTCTTGGACTATTGGAGCGCATGGCCTCGATAACGCCGGTGTAGTATTTGTTTTCCTCGGAAGTTAATTGCCTAACTCCTCTGGATGCGAGGACCGTGGTGTCAGCCGCTTGCACCATTCCCTGCGCTTCTGCCATAACAGACTCCTGAATGTTCATCGAGAAATCTGTAAATGCCTGCGCGAAGTTTTCCTCGTTGCCGTCCTTGATGGCCTGGTTCAATTTCTGCAAAATTGCGGTTTTTTCATTTTGTAAAGTGTCTTTGTTTTTCATTTCTTCCTCCTTTTCTAGCGCATCAGCGCCGATAAAAATTTTAGTGTCTTGTTTTCTTGAGGTGTCGGCTCTGGTTCCGGTTCCGGTTCCGGAATAGGTTCCGGAATAGGTTCCGGTTTGGGTTCCTCAACTGGCTCTGCAATTTCTCTCAGTTGAGCTGCCAAAGACTTATTGAATTCAATGTGCTGTGCGATTGATAGATTCGCCTTCTGCAACATTTCCTTAGACTTGGTGAGGTCCGCTTCCTTTTCGGCATATTCATCAGCAAGCCCATACTCAATACACTGCTCGGCAGTAAGCCAGGTTTCAGCATCTAACATCTCTATCAGCTTGTCCTCGGCCAGCTTATCCCCGGCTTTCTGCAGGTAGGCTTGCCTATTACCCGCCGAGATTGTGTCCAGGTCATCAGCAGCTTTTCTAAGCTCTTTTGCATTACCCATCACGATATTCCACATATTGTGGATCATTAGCATTGCATTTTTAGGCATTACGATTTTATCTCCTGCCATAGCAATCACTGATGCAACACTACAAGCAAACCCGTCTATGTAAACGGTCTTTTGTGCTGGGTGACGTTTGAGCTGATTGTATATAGCTGTACCCTCAAACACAGAGCCACCGTAACTATTGATATAGATGTTGATTTGCTTTGTATCGGGATGTTTGCTTAATTCCTCTCGGAAAAATTTGGCTGAGTTTTCAGATTCAACATAGCACCAATTTACCCAGTCAATAGCAACATCTTCTACATCGCCGTAGATGTACAACTCCAAAGCATCCGCTTGCGCTGCTTGTTTAAACTCCCACATTTGCTTTTTCATTTAACCACCTCCTCCTAAGGCTGCCAGAATGTCTTCAACGGTACTAT